ACTACGAACAATTCATTCAGCAGAAAAGCCACATTGGAGGCAATCACGGATTCGACCCGGTCTTCATGCCTGATGCCGCTTTCGACTTCCAGCGGCACCTCGTCGAATGGGCGACCAGAAAAGGAAGGGCTGCAATCTTCGCGGATTGCGGAATGGGGAAGACGTTAATGGAACTCGCGTTCGCCGAGAACGTGGTAAGGAAGACAAACAAGTCAGTACTCCTCCTAACCCCGTTGTCGGTGGGTCACCAGACAGTGAAGGAAGCGGAGAAATTCGGGATTCATGCTGTTCGGTCACTGGATGGCAGTCATTCCGGTGCTCGCGTGGTGGTTGCGAATTACGAGAGGATTCACCTGTTTGATCCTGCGGACTTCTCTGGAACTGTCTGTGATGAGTCCAGCATTCTGAAAAACTTTGATGGCGTCACAAAAAAGAACGTCACCGAATTTATGAAGCGGCACCCGTACCGATTGCTATGCACTGCCACCGCAGCCCCTAATGACTTCATCGAACTGGGCACGTCCGCCGAAGCTCTTGGTCACATGGGGTATATGGATATGCTTGGAAAATTCTTCAAGAAATCGGAGGCAACAATCAGCAGGAAGGATGAGAACCGATCTGGGATTTATCGGTTCCGTGGTCATGCCGAGCGCGATTTCTGGCGCTGGGTGTGTTCGTGGTCTCGGGCGATCCGTCGCCCTTCTGACCTTGGTTTTGATGACAACAGCCTTACGCTTCCGCAGCTCATCACTAGGCAACATGTGGTTTCCGCGGAATCTCCTGCGGATGGATTTCTGTTCTCACTTCCGGCGTGCGGACTGTCAGAGCAACGCAAGGAGCGAAGCCGGACAGTAAAGGAGCGATGCGAGAAAGCTGCGGAGTGCGTTGCCGCAAATGGATCCTCATCGGTACAATGGTGCTACCTGAACAGCGAGTCATCGCTTCTTGCTAAGATGACGCGAGGAGCGGTTGAGGTATCCGGCAGCGACACCGACGAAGAAAAGGAGGAGAAGTTTGCGGCATTTGAGTCTGGTGAAATCAAGGTGCTAGTTACAAAACCAACGATTGCAGGATTTGGCCTTAACTGGCAGCACTGTAGTCACCAGACCTTTTTCCCGTCACATTCTTTTGAGCAATGGTATCAGGCAATCCGCCGTTCGTGGCGGTTCGGGCAGAAGAACCCCGTAACTGTTGACATCATCACAAGTGAAGGTGAGCGCGATGTCATGCTCAATCTCCAGCGGAAATCTGACGCCGCTGAGAAAATGTTTTCAAGTCTTGTCTCTCTTATGGGTCAAGAGTTGGAAGTCAGAAAACACAAAGCACAAACACCACAAACCGAACTGCCATCATGGATCTAACCAGCCAAGTCATCACGGACAAGTACGCGCTCTATAACGGGGACTGCTGCCAAGTCATGCCAACCCTCCCGGATCAATGCGTTGACCTGTCGATTTACAGCCCGCCGTTTTGTGGTCTGTATAACTACAGCAGCGACGAGCGCGACCTGTCCAACTGTTCAAGCTACGATGAATTCTTCAAGCACTACGAGTTCGTGGTCGGTGAAATTGCACGCCTTACAAAGCCGGGTCGCATCACAGCCGTGCATTGCATGGACATCCCAAGCTCGGTCAATGCGGGGAATCACCTCACGGATTTTCCCGGTGACATAATCCGACTGCATGAGCGACTGGGATTCAGATACATCGCAAGGCATTGCGTGTGGAAGGAACCTCTTGGCGTGCGTCTCCGGACCATGGCAAAGGGACTTGCGCACAAGACTATCGCGGAGGATTCCAGTCTTTGCGACGTTGCGTCCGCTGACTACCTGCTTTTGTTCCGTCGCGATGGTCAGAACAAAATTCCGGTAGCCCATCCGACAGGACTCCACTCCTATGCCGGGGAAAAGCAGATGCCTGCGGAATTGCTGAAGTACAAAGGCCACGAAGGAAAGCAGACCGAAAACCGCTTCTCTCACTGGATCTGGCGAAACTACGCATCAGCCTTCTGGGATGACGTGCGCATCGGTCGCGTGCTGCCGTACAAGGATTGCAAAGATCCAGAAGACGAAAAGCACGTTCATCCGCTCCAGCTTGACGTAATTGAACGGGTGGTAGTGCTGCGGTCAAACCCCGGCGAAACCGTGCTGACTCCGTTTCTTGGTGTTGGATCCGAGGCATACGGCGCGATCCTCAACGGTCGCCGCTCAATCGGCGTGGAGTTGAAACGCGCCTATTTCCTGCAAGCCGTAAAGAACTGCGAAGAAGCGGCGAAGGGAAACGTGGCGGAAGAGGTTCCGCTGCTTGCTGGGATTATGGACGATGAAATGTAATACCAACCGCTTGACTCGCCGCGGATACTAGCAAGATTGCGCCAACCATAGCGCCAGCCTGATGATGATCCCATCAGAGCCAGCAACTGAAAACAATCTGCTCGCCAGTGCCGAGAAATCGGGGATCACGCTGGCGGGCTTTTTCTGTCCTATGACAAAGCAACAAGAACTGGATTTCGGAGAGACGCCGAAGCCAGCAAGAAAGCGCCAACTGCCATCAATCAGTTATCTGCGGCGGGTGTTGATGGTCTGCCAAGAATGTCCGACCGGACTTCGGTGGCGGGTGCCGATGCGAAACAACAGCATTCCGGCGTATAGCGTCGCGGGAAATATTCACTTCGACGCCCGACAAAACCGCTACGACATCCAAATTGGAATCGGTCGGCAGAACTTTCGCGCATGTCGGATAATCTGGGCGATCCATCACGGCACCGACCCGTTCCCGTTGGAAGTTGACCACATCGACCGCAACCCGCTGAACAACAGCGTGGAAAACCTGCGGCTTGCCACTGGGCAGCAAAACTGCCGGAATCAGGACAAGCGCACGACCAATAAGAGCGGCGTAAAGGGCGTGCATTTCAATCGCCAGACGGGTCGTTTCCGCGCATCAATCATGGTGAACTGGCGCAAGTTCAACCTCGGCGAATACTACACGCTAGAGGAAGCCGCAGCGGCAAGGAAGTCCGCAGAAATCAAGTACTTCGGAGAATTCAACCCGCGCCCCGCATGAACTGGATCAACCTCAAAATCTCAATCATTCGGGAACCTGCCTACGTTGGAGCCGAGCCAGTGCAGCGCGCCACCTGGCTGAACCTGCTCGCGTACTGCTGCGAGCACGAAAATGGCGGAGTCATCAAGGACGCGGCGGAGTGGAAGTGCCGACAGTGGCAACAGACCTGTGGAGTCATGCTGGAGGAGGTGCGCTCAGAATGCGACCTGTGGGAATGGTGCCCGGACGGCTCGCTTATCGTGGCTATGTACCCCGTCGAGAAACAGCACGAAGTGCAGGCAAAACGTGACGCCGGAGCCCGCGGCGGACGTGCCCGCGCAAGCAGAGCTTCAAGCAAATCCCAAGCACAGCTTCAAGCAGATTCCAAGCACAGCTTCAAGCTCAGCTTCAACGGAAAGGAAGGAGAAGAGGAACTGGAATTAGAAACAGAACTGGAAGAGAAAAAGGAAGAGAGTGAAGGTGCCGCTTCCGCGACACCCGCACCCGCACCGAAGGAACCAAAGGCGAAACGGGTTCGCTTTTCCAAGCCGACCGTCGAGGAGTGGACCGAGTACGCCAAGGTGATGCCCAACCCACTGACCGAAAATCAGGCAATCGGCGCATGGGACCACTACGAAGCAAACGGCTGGCGAGTCGGTCGCAATCCCATGGTTGACTGGCGGGCCACGCTCCGCAGATGGGGGCGCAATCAGCGGGAGTATGCGCAGACATCACGCCCATCCCGCGGAGGCATCATGAGCGACGAGGAGTACCAGAGACAAGCCGACATGCACAAACCTGATCCGACTAGCAAATATGGATTCTGACCCAATCACTGACCGATTCCGGCTAGACCGCATCGGCATCCAACCATGCCCCGGCTGTGGCGACCCAGTCCAGGCAATCTCCGCTTTCGGTCGCGTCTGGCATGAATGCCCGCGGTGCGCGGAGTTGGAAAAGCAGCAGAGACGGCAGCGCGAGAAAATCGACAGGGCACTGGCACAATGGGCAGTCGTCACGCCTCCGACCTACCGCGAGAAAATCGACCGCTCGCGAATCCATCCGACAATTGCCTTGGCAATGGACTTGGATTTCAGTTCCGGCATCGGTTTGGTTGGTCCGTCAGGCATTGGCAAGACCCGTGTGGCGTTCTTTGCGCTCAGAATGGCGTCTGCGCGAGGATTAATGCCGGGCAGGGTGACGGCAGCGGAGTACAGGGAAGCTGTGTCCCTGCGCCATTCTGGGGCCAAAGAAACGGCATCGCGTGCGGAGGAACTCATCCGCATGTGCAAATGGTCGCGGGCTTTGTTGATTGACGACATCGGCAAGGGCGCAAACACGCCAGCGGGCGACGAGGCGTTTTACAAT